GTTGGTTGACTTCCTCAAAGATGGTGTTGCAACAGTTGTTGGTTTCTTTGGATTTGAAGGTGCTGAAAAAGCACTCAAAGATTTTTCATTCTCTGCTAAGTTCAATGAATTCTTGGACCAGATTTATAGTTTTGTGAATAATCTATTTGATTTTGACCTTGCAGCTATAGCAAACTCAATAATACCAGAAGATTCTTTTCTCAGAAAATTTGTACCAGAAAGTTTATTTCAAAGTGCTGATAAAGCAGTAGAAAAAACAACTAACTTGGCGAGAGGTGGGGTTATTGTAAATAGACCATCATACCTACCAAGTTCTGGTGTTGTTGTAGGAGAAGCAAAAACTTATACTGGAAGAGGTTTAGCATATGGTGGTGCAATACCTATGGATGGTGGACCAGAAGCAGTTATTCCATTATCTGGACCTCAAGCGCAAGCATTCATTGAACCAGTTGCACGAGCAGTCGCTGGACAAGCACTCAACCAGATGGCAATGAATAGAGTTGGTATGGGAACTGCTGTTGCAAGTGCTGCACCTACCATCGTTGATAGTAGTACAAACACTCAAATTTTTAATGAGACAAATATTAGGAAACCATCAGTTGACTCACCAAGTGTTTATGGTGAATCAACCGACAGAATGATGAGAAACGTAGCGTAGATTACGCTTCGGCGAGTTTCTTGAAATAATCAAGATTTTCATCATCAGAAACTTCTTCCTCACGATAAGAAGAAGATGTCTCCATTGGTGTTCCTCCGTCAAACGGAACTTCCGATGAATCTACGGAAGTTGGCGCTGACATCGCAGGAGATGGAGTATTACCAAGAACCACATCCAAACGAGTTTTCAACTCATCGTAGGACTTGAAGTTCTTTGGGTCCAGAAACTCCTGAAGAGAATGAGTTTGAGTATAAACATTCTCCAACTTTGAATCATCATCAAAGAGAGGAGCCGGAGTTACAAACTCCGACTTATCATAGTTGGAGTATCCGTCAACCTTACGAATCTTCAACTTGAAGTTCGCACCTTCCCAGAGATTGAATACGTCTACTGGTGACTCATCCTCAAACTCAGGATTTGCCATCGAACTGATCTTGTCGAAGATTTTCTTTCCGTAACGGAACATGAAAACCTTACCTTCATTCTGAGGATTTGCCTTATCCTCAACGACATAGATGTTTGAGAAGTAGGTCAACCTACGTTTCTGTTTGCGAGCAATCTCCTTGTTCGCTTCAACACCAGAGTTCCAGAGAGTGGAGTTATACTCCGCCAATGGATCTTTCTGACCAAGAGTTGTCAGAGAGTTTTCGATGTACCAACCGCCTGGACCCTGAAATCCATGATTGAAAACACGGACGAATGCCATGTCTTCGTTGTGTTGGTCCGGCAGAAAACGAATGACCGCATATCCGTTTCCAGATTTATCGAGTTCTGCTTTCCAGAACCGATCATCGTCACCGAAGTTCTTCTGATTGTTTTGGGGATTGTTGATCTTCTCAACTTCTGACTGAAGTTTTTGAAGGCTGTTCTTACTGTTCTTTTTGAGTGTAGCAAATGACATTTGATCTCCTTATTACTACGTGTTTCTGATTATTCACATTATTCATAATGCAATTCTACTTGTTTCTTCAGTATGTCTACATATTTCTGCTTATTCACAACCAAGAATGGCGCATACTTAATACACATACTATATAGGTTCGGCCACATGACCGACTCTTCTATCTTCTGATTAAAGACCGAAGAGAACCTAAGAATCGAGTCCATGATAATGAAGGACTCAATCGACAAATCTCCGCCAAATACCGAGCGAAGCACAGGTGGATGTTGACCATCCACACAATCAAAAAGTGTATTAAAATCATTATAATCATCAAGAATCTCATCAACCTCATTCTCGAAAACATATGGAAGGCTCTGGATCTTTGACTTCCATGAGATATAATTTTCTCTGCCCTCTGGACTTGTAAGATTACCAATCCAAAGGTCGCTTGACTTAACGAAATTAGAGACAAAAAATTTAGTGAGGTCTTCTTCTTTATAAATTTTTGAAAGACGGACAAAATGATGTTTGTCCTTTCTGTTTTCAAACGAACTTGCATTCGCTCTTACTTTACCCTTGAACTTGAAGTAATCGTAGTCAACCTTGTTGAAATGTTGTTTCAACGACAAATACTTTTGATATACTTCAAAGGGAGTCACCTTTGGAATCATATAGGGAGTTTTGCTGTTTTCGGTAAAAAGTGCAATTGTTCCGCTTCTTCACGAAGTTTCATTTTCAAGTTTGCGTTTATCAACTTTGCAATCGTTTCCGATTCCAGTTTGTTTTCGTCAGCATGGTGAAGAATGGCATCGAGATACTTCATACCTGTTCTCTCAACCAATTCTTCAACCTCTTGATTATACTGACTTGATGTATACACGTTTAATGTCTGTTCCATATTCATTTTATAACCATATTATATCATTATTAACGAAAGTGTCAAGTTTATTCTGGTTTTTCTTTAAGGTCTTGACTCTCTTTATGCTCTGGGTCATCCTTATCCTTAAACCAGTAGTCAGTCGATTTTGCTAATACCGCAACATAGGCTCCAACCATGATATTAACCAAATCTCTCGATGCTTGAGGTAACTCAGCATAGAATAATAACCAAACCAAAAAAATGAACGTTGTAACTATAATCAACGAAAGAACAAATCTAGCATACCAATTCATTTTTTTGCGTTTCTCGACATTGTTGTGATTTAACGCCTCCATTGGATTTTGTTCCCATAATTTTTTTTCTTCATATTCTACCATTTCTTCAACTGAATCAATTGTTCCATCATCACTATCGTTTTTCTTCTTAAATATAGCCATGATTGTTCCTAAAGTTATTAAAAGTGAGGGTCTTCTGTTCCCAAGTGACCCTCTAACTCGGCTATCGGTTACGCAGCAAGTGCGTAATATTCCGATGCAGATGTATAATCAGCGTTATTTGCGATTATGTTTAGTTGCACTTTCACAGTCGTTGCTCAACTGGATACCTCCTTACATGACCTAATCGACCAATCGAATACCTTGACATCCCCATCAAAATAACACGAATCCAAGCGCCCATATTATGAATCCTGCGATTCCGAATATGACGAAAGAAAGTAAAATATCTTGTCCGTCCATGTTACCTTGGTGGAGATGGCCGGAATCGAACCGGCGTCTTAATCGCTATCCATGCATATCCACAGTATCAGAATTATTTATTTCTCTTTGTTTTCGTTGATAATGAAAAGCATCAACGATTGACTTCAACCTACGAATGTAATCCAAAGGATTATAAACTCTCCAATCAATGTAAATGTCTTGATCCATGAAAGGATTTGGTTTTTTCGGATCAAATCGAATAAAAGAACAAATTACAATATTCTTTGGAATCATTCCGTAAAGTTCATACAACATCCTACTGTATGCAGTTCCTTGTAGAATGTAAGACAGCATGATTTCTTCTTTCTTGATGTAAGTAGCCGTCTTCCAATCAATGATAGACAACTCACCTTGGTAATCTGCTACTAGGTCAGATGTTCCGGCAAGTCCAAGTGAATCTGACCACATACCAAGTTCAATACCACGAATATTGTCAACTCGTTCATCAATCTGTTTCAGTCCAAGTTGAATCAGTTCACGATTCTCTTGAGGAACACCCTCAAAGTAAGTATCATCACCACGAAGATATTTTTCAATGGAGTTGTGAATACGAGTTCCACGACTTGCGGCTCTTGTAGAGATCTTCTTTGCCTCTTCTTCTCCTACTCTCTCTTTCCATGCATCAATGCCTGGTTTGGTTACCATGTAGTATAACATATTGGTCACAGATGCGTAAGTGCCATTTGGACCATGATATACTCTGTCACTCCCAGAATTGTCTTGTTCTAAGAGATGTTTTTTATTTTCAAGAAGGTCATAATTAAATTGTTTCATTTGTTTTGTTTCCTTTTCGCTTCCTCTTGTATACAGATGGGGAAAGTTGCACTTGCAATGAATAGTGTTTTGGACTCTGAAGCATTATCAGTTATTTCTTCATAAGTCAGTGAATGTCGCATAGCATCTACCACACACCCACAAATAGACCTAACCTCATCAGGCCAGAATTCTTCTGTGAATGGTAACATTCCCTCTTCTACTGATTGGGAACAACCTTCCACGTATCCGTAAATGAAACTGGATGGATACCAGAATGGTTTTGCTCCGTCAGGATGAGCGTGTGTTTTGTCTATAAAAAGTAAAAGCAGAAAAAGACACAGGGAACATAACAAAAATTCTTTGAACATGATGTCATGCGGAGAATCTTATTGGGACTCTCCGCTCTGGGTCAATAGTTGAGATTATCCTTCTGAATTATATATTCACGTACCATATTGCTTCTTACAATATCTTCTTGTGTGAATTGTACAATATCAAAGGATTGCATTGATGACAGTATTTCCATGAAATTGTGCATACCTTGTTTTTCTCGCTCGTTTCTGAAATCTGTCTGTTTAAAGTCACCACAAAAGAGTATCTTACAATGATCACCTATACGAGTGATGATTGAATCAAGTTCGTGAAAATTCAGATTTTCACATTCATCAACAATGACGATAGTTCTCTTGAGAGTAACGCCACGAACATAAGAAGTTGATAGAAAGTTCAACTTCTCTTTCTTCTTTACAACCTCAAAAGCGTCACCCCTTCCATACAGTTCATTGATAATTGAACGATACGGCAGTTCATATACTTCAAGTTTCTGGTGCAATGCGCCTGGGAGAAAACCAACATCTCTTGTTGGCACAGCAGACCTTACTACAGTTATTGACTTATAAGGAGATGATTTTTCTGAAATTTCACGCAACGCAAGATACAGAGAAATAAACGTTTTCCCTGTTCCAGCACATCCATGCAATAATAGGTTGTATTTTTCATTATATGCATCAAAAGTATCCGACTGAGCTTGAGTTTTAGGCAGGATTTCTCTCAACGAAAGACCATCCATACGATTACTGATATTGTCGTTCTTACTATTGATTAAGTATAAGTTTCTTTCTGATTGTTCTAATTCATTCAACTCATTGCGAAGTTTACGATTACGTTTCGCCATAGAGCCTTAAAGATTAAGAAGTTACCATGTGTTTATAGTTGAACCATAGTGTGATTTCTTTATTTCTTTAAGACGATCTTTGAATCCGTCATCCGGCTTCTTTCCTGCGAAGTGCCATGGGTCACCATGATATGGTGTGGCAAGTTTAAGAGTTACTTCACTTTTGGAACACTCTGGACAAGGTTCCTCAGTGGGTTTTTTACGATCACGTATAAGCATATTCTTTTCAAAGACATGGTTACAAGCCATACATTGATAATCATAATAGGGCATATTCACCTTTCTCTAAGTTGTCAGAATACCATGATGGTATGTTGCCCATTTTCCATTTCGCAAACTCATGTTTATACTTTATATAGTAATTACGATATGCATCAAGAGATGACCCGACAATCTTTGCATCATCGGGCATACATTGAGGTGGTTCTGTCATGTCTGACAACGAAATATTTTGAGGACGTATTTGAAGAGGAAAGGTCAACTTCCTTGCGGTTTCGTGTATCTTACCATATCGTTTATAAAACTCAGCACACAACGTAACGAAACAATTATACAACCAATCGTAATTCCCACTAGAGGAGCGAACCCATACACCACTAGGATGTTGTATATGTGAAGCAAGGTAAAGTTCTCGTTCTCTATCATCTGGCAATCTCCATCTTTTTGCTTTTCTACCAGTTTTTGTTTGACCCCATTCCATAGTGCCGTCAAGAACACGATGAGCAGTAGACAGTAGTTGTCCATACTCAATAATCATTTTACAACAATGTTTGTCACAGTGCATACGTGCAGCCTCTATCGGACTCGTATGCAAATAAAATACATTCATGTCAATTTTTTACAATAAGATTTCCATCACTATCAATCCAATCATCACAAGGGGGAATGATACATTTCCATTTCCTCTTGGTTTGGACAGGTTTTGTTGCGACTTTCTTTTCCTCTTTTTTCTTCTCTACCTTTGCTTCTTCATAAGTTTCTGTTACTACATCTGGTATGAACTTGTCAATACAATCTGGACACTCTCCTGTGTTCATGATGATTTGACATCCAGCAGGTGCAATGCAAATTCTCTCAATTCTTGACCACGCTGACTCGTACATCGCACACATAACGAATACCGACAACAACAATTTTTTCATATCAATCTCCTATCAGTTCATGATTATAGTATACATCATAGAACTCATAATGTCAAGTTTTGAGTTGATTATCGGTATTTTCCAGATTTGTAGAAGATGTGCCTGTCAATAGTGGCCATCTTTTTCTTGGTATATGCCCATGAAGGATATTTCTCCATCCAATTAGCGTGATAGTGTGTGGAACCATCCGTAATGTCTATGAGAATATCAGCATAATGTTTTTTGAGTGCAATCTCTGCTACCTCAAGAGAAGTATTCCAAGTTCTTCCCTTTTTCGGTTTGTCTACTAAACCATCACAATACCAACTGAACTGACATCTGTCTCTCAACGGATATCTTTTGTCAATTTTCTTGTCGTGATAGTGTTTGCCTTCTTTTACTACACCACATATTGTGTCTGGGTAGTCACTTGAATTTTTTCTGTTGATAGTGACATTTGCTACCGCTAGCTTCCCTGCTGTACTTTCGACTCCTGCCTCAAAGTAGATGTTTAGCGCAAGACACTCCAATTCCTCATTAGAGTAAGTAATGTTGCTAAAATAATCGGGTTTGAGTGATAAAGTTATTGGTGCTGGTTCTTGTACGTATACTACAGAATCGCTTACTTTACTGTTCGTAGGAGTTGTAAGAATCAAAAGTGCAGTCAAAAGAGTAAGACAGTATCTTACCGCTTTTATCATGCGTTTCCTTTGTTCGGTTACTGTGTCAATCAGATTTTTATATTGATATAACCATTTCAACCAAAGTGTACTTATATTTATGCGTTTTCGACTTCTGGTTTTGGTTCTTCTTCTTCCGTAACTGAAGTAGTTGATTTCTCTTCTTGTTCTGGGAGTAAGTCCGGCCATGTGTCTTTTACGAGTTTATAGGTGAGTCCCTTATAAGATAACTTCTGATCCTTTACTGCAATGAGAATTTGTGCTTCATCTGGACTCAATCGTTCCAATAAAGTAACAAACATCGCTTCTCTTTTTACCATAGGAATTTTATGTCCTGCATTAGTATAATACTCCAACTTCTTTGCTTCAAAAATAAGTGAAGTATCAGCAGAATTCTGATTTGCATTGTAAGGTGGAGCGCCAGGTGGAATCAACCATTTAGCGTCTGGATGAAAGTTCTGTTGAAGAAGTGCCCTCAAAGACCACGATTCATTTTTTTTGAGTACTTCTCTTTTGTCTTCTCTTGTCTTAGCCTTTGCAACATCTTCCAAGACCTCTGCAATACTGAGTGCCATCACATTTCTCCTATAAATTGTTTATCTGTCATTGCAACTGTTTCGTTCTTTATATATTCACGATTTTCTTGAGTCACAAACTCACTTTCATCCATATCTTTGGTCCAGACCATGTTGATATCTGGATAGAATACACCAACTGTTCTTTTAGGTGTTCCATCTGGATAGTAAGCCATTGCAATACATTTTGTAATGACTTTGTGTTCCTCGTTCTTTCCAGAATACATCGCAATCCAATCACCTGTCTTGAGGTAGTGTTCGCACA